GGTCGTTCGCTCGCACCCGCTTCAGCTAGCGTCAGGGCCCATACCTCTCAAACCCTTGCAGCGCAAGGGATCTCATCAATCTTACCCCTTTCCCAGTTTGAGAGTTCAATAACTGCATAGTATTGAACTGAACTAGGAGTGTTTAAGGGTTGCTAGTCACGTTTAGTGAGTTTGCAGCGATCAAAGGATGCGCGAAGGGCACGGTGACAGCAGCGAGCAAAGCGCGGATCGCTGCAGCAGTGGTGGAGAAGGACGGCAAGCGCTGGTTGGATCGTGATCTGGCGATCGAGCTATGGGACAAGAACACCAGAGCAACGCACAACAGCAAGGTGCGACAGGCCGATCCGATCGTGCCCCCACCACGCGACGCGGATGAGTTGAAGCGCCGCGTGAATGGGTTGCCGGATGATGCGATCCCAGACCTGAATGAGAGCAGGGCACGGCGTGAGCACTACCAAGCTGAGCTAGCGAAACTGCAGGTGACGCAGCAGCGGGGTGAGCTGGTACCTGCTGATGAGGTGAAGAAGGAAGCGTTTAAGGTTGGCCGCGGCGTGCGGGAAGCATTGGCGAATCTGGCGGATCGGTTGAGCCACCAGCTAGCTGGTGAGACGGATCCAACCGTGATCCATCAGGTGCTGACGCAGGAGCACCGTGCAGCGCTGGTGGAGCTGTGCAATGAATAGCGCGTGGCGTGATGGGTTCTTCGATGGGCTGCGCCCTGAGCAGCCGCTAACGGTGAGCGAGTGGGCTGATCAGTATCGGCGGCTGAGCAGCAAGGCAAGCGCGGAGCCGGGACCGTGGCGCACCGATCGCACGCCGTACCTACGGGAGCCGATGGACTGCCTGAGCAGCGAGAGCACGGTGCAGCGGGTGGTGATGATGTTCGCGGCACAGACGGGCAAGACGGAAGCCGGCAGCAACTGGCTGGGCTACGTGATCGACCATGCACCAGGCCCGATGCTGTGTGTGCAGCCGACGGTGGAGATGGCGAAGCGGCTTAGCAAGCAACGGCTGGAGAGCATGATCACGGAGACACCGTGCTTGGCGGAGAAGATCGCACCTGCCAGGGCGCGGGACTCTGGCAACACGATGTTCAGCAAGGAGTTCAGTGGCGGCATCATGCTGCTAACCGGTGCCAATAGCGCGACGGGCTTGCGATCAGCGCCGTGTCGGTACCTGTTCTGCGATGAGGTGGATGGATTCCCCAGTGATGTGGACGGCGAGGGCGACCCGGTAGCGCTGGCGGAGCGCAGGACGACGACGTTCGCGCGGCGCAAGATCCTGCTAACCAGCACGCCAACCGTGAAAGACTTCAGTCGGATCGAGGCGGAGTATCTGCGCAGCGATCAGCGGCGGTTCTATGTGCCATGCCCGAAGTGCGGCGCGATGGAATGGCTGAAGTGGGGCCAGCTGAAATGGGATGAGCGCAAGCCGGAAACGGTGCGCTATCAGTGCGAGCACTGCGGCGAGCAATTCGAGGAGCTGCACAAGCCGGCCATGCTGCGTGCTGGTGAATGGCGTGCAACGGCACCGGCCGGCAATGGCCGAACGGCTGGGTTCCAGCTGAGCGGGCTTTACAGCCCACTGGGATGGTGCAGCTGGGAGCAGCTGGTGGATGATTTTCTACGGGCCAAGGGTGATGCACCGGCGCTTAAGGCGTTCGTCAACACGCGACTGGCGGAGACATGGGAAGAGGACTATGCGGCGAAGATCAGCGCTGATGGATTGATGGAACGCCGACTCGCGTACCGCAGTGGGCTGTGCCCTGCTGGCGTGGTGCTGCTCACTGCTGGCGTTGACGTGCAGGACAACCGGCTAGCGGTGACGGTCTGGGGATGGGGCGAAGGTGAGACGGGCTGGATGATCTGGCATCAGGAGCTGATGGGTGATCCAACGCAGACGGATGTATGGGCCCAGCTGGATCAGGTGCTGGCGACTGAGTGGGACACGGAGAACGGCAAGACGCTGAAGGTGGCGCAGATGGCTGTGGACTCTGGCGGCCACTGCACGCATGAGGTGTACCGCTACGTGCGCGACCGCGTGGGCCAGGGCGTGGTGGCGATCAAGGGCAGCAGCAGGCGCAACAGCCCAGCCGTTGGCAAGGGCAGCAAGGTTGACGTCAACTGGCGTGGCAAGGTGCTGAAGCGTGGGGTGACGCTGTATCAGCTGGGGACCGACACGATCAAGACGACGCTATTTGGCAGGCTGCGCCACAACCAACAGGCTGGTGGGTTGAACTTCGGCATGGCTGCTGATGATGAATACTTCAGGCAGGTGACCAGTGAACGGCAGGCATTGCGGTATCACCGCGGGTTCCCGATTCGAGAATGGGTGAAGAAGGCAGGCGATCGCAACGAGGCGCTTGATTGCATGGTCTATGCCTATGCGGCGATGTTGCTGTATGGCAGGAGGATGAATCAGGCGACGATGTGGGATCAGTTAAGAGTGCAACTGGAGGAAGGCAAGAGAGCACCGCTAAGATCAAGGAAGAGAGCAGCACTTGCGGCTGCGCCAGCGTTCGTCAGCAACTGGTGAGGCCGTGAGGATCCCCGCATCAATCAGGGCAGGCGACACGATCCAGTGGCGTGATGATGCTGGCGTCGACAACCTGGGCAACACCGTCAGCAGCGCGGACTATTCGCTGACGTACTGGCTACGCACCAACACAGCAAGCGAAGGCGCGAACGTAACTGGCACCGCATACGGCACGGGCTGGGAGTTCACGATCTCGGCGGCCACCAGCGCTGGATTTGATGCTGGCCAGTGGTATTGGCAGGCGATTGCGAGCAAGACCGGCTCAGTGATCACGCTGGGCGCTGGGCAGCTCGAGGTGCTGGCGGCATTGAGCTATGCGGGCACACCGGGTGCGGTTGATGGCCGCACGCAGCTGGAGCAGGATCTAGCGGCGGTGCAGGCTGCAATCCGCTCGCTGATCAGCGGTGGTGCGGTGCAGCAGTACAGCATCGGCAACCGCAGCTTGAGCCGTTACAGCTTGAATGACTTGATGGCGCTGGAATCTAAGCTGAAGGCTGAAGTGAAGCGTGAACAGATGGCGCAGCTGATGGCCAATGGTCTCGGCAATCCGCACAATCTGTTCGTGAGGTTCTGATGGGATTGCGCACGCGGCTATTCAAGGCAATGGGGTTCGAGCCGGTACGGCCCCAGCGGCGTGCGTATCAAGGTGCGCGTGTTAGCAGATTGACTGCTGACTGGGTGACCAGCGGCACCAGCGCTGACAGCGAGATCAAGAGCAGCTTCAAGGCGCTGCGCAACCGCGCGCGTCAGCTGTGCCGCGATAACGACTATGCGCGGCAGGCATTACGGGCGATTCAGAACAACGTGATCGGTCATGGCATCCGCCATCAAGGGCAGGTGCGGATGCTGCGTGGTGGTCGCTTGGATGAGGCGATCAATGGCCAGATCCATGAGGCATGGGAGAAGTGGATGCACAAGAGCCGCTGTGATGTGAGCGGCATCCTTGGCTTCCATGACATCGAGCGCCTGCTGGTGCGCAGCATGGCGGAGAGCGGCGAGGTGTTCGTGCGGATGATCCGCCGGCCGTTTGGCGATAGCAAGGTGCCGTTTGCGTTGCAGGTGCTCGAGGCTGATTACCTGATCGATGACGACATCCCGCAGGCTGCTGAAGGCAACACGGTGCGGATGGGCATCGAAGTGGATGGCTACTTGCGGCCGCAGGCTTACCACTTCTATGCGAACCACCCTGGCGATACTTACGCCGGCAACCCGCGCACCAATGGCCGCCGAGTGCGTGTTCCTGCTGATGAGGTGATTCACCTATTCCTGCCGGAGCGGCCGGGGCAAACGCGTGGCGTGACGTGGTTCGCGTCAGCGCTGATGCGACTGCACATGCTGCAAGGCTACGAGGAGGCTGAGGTGGTGCGCGCTCGTGCAAGCTCAGCGCTGATGGGCTTTATCAGCAGTCCTGAAGGTGAGCTGATCGGTGATGAGGTTTACGAGGGCGATCGGGTGAGCGAGTTCACCCCTGGTGTGTTCAAGTATCTGGCTCCTGGTGAGTCGGTATCGGTGCCAGATCTGAATGCACCTGACGGGCAGCTGGAACCGTTCACGCGTTCGATGCTGCGTGCTGTGGCGGCTGGCGTTGGCGTCAGCTTCGAGAGCATCAGCAAGAACTTCTCAGAGAGCAACTACAGCAGCAGCCGGCTGAGCCTGTTGGAGGAGCGCGATACGTACCGCGTGCTGCAGCGCTACATGGTGGAGAACTTCCACCAGCAGGTGTTTGAGGCATGGCTTGACATGGCCGTGCTGAGCGGCACGCTCAACCTGCCGGGCTATGAGACCAACCCAGACCGCTACCGCGCCAGCCGGTGGGTGCCACGTAGCTGGGAGTGGGTGGATCCGCAGCGTGAGGTAGATGCCTACAAGACCGCGGTGCGCTGTGGCTTCAAAACACTGGGCCAGGTGATTGCTGAGCAAGGCGGCGATCTTGATGATGTACTGGTGGCGCGTCAGGCGGAGCTGGCCATGCTCGATGAGATGGACATTGTGACGGATACCGATCCGAGCGAGGTGAACAGCGGTGGTGGTGTGCAGCCTGCTGTTGGCATGGGTGCAACGCCTGCATTTGATGAGACCGATCCGCCGATGGAGGAAGAGGAATACGAAGAGGAATCAGTATTAGAGGACCCAACTGAGGCGCCTGAGGACTGATGGCAATCGTTGCTGGCGAGCAGATCGACCTGATGCCAACTGATGGCATGAGGGAAGAAGCGCAGCGCTATCGCGATTGGAAGGCTGATGGCGAAACTGGCGGCACTGAGGTGGCCGCGGCCAGAGCGCGTCAGATCCTGAGCGGTGATGAACTGAGCGCCGATACCGTGATCACGATGGCGGCATGGTTTGCGCGCCATGAGATTGACAAGCAAGGCGAGGGATTCAGCCCTGATGAGGATGGATACCCATCACCCGGCCGCGTTGCATGGGCGGCATGGGGCGGCGATCCCGGCCAGAGTTGGGCTAACGCGAAGGCCGATAGAATCAAGGCATTGCAGGATAGAAAGATGGAAGAGGCGCGGCCTTATCCAAATGAGCACGCTGCCCGCATGACTGATCCCGATCAGTACGACGAACTGCGCCGTGAAAACAACGCTGGCGGTGAGGGCGTTGATTTTATCTATGGCATCAAGGAAGGCGAAAGCGAGATTCAAGCAGTGCGGTTCGATGCGCAGCAGTTCACACCTGACGAGGCGCGGCAATGGCTAGCCGATAACGAGATGGATCCCATCATGTTTGAGGAGGCCACCGGCGAGGAGCGCACCATGCCCGGCATCGGTCGCCACCAGCGTGCAGAGCTCACCACCTTCGATGAGGTGGAGGATCGCACCTATGAATTCCCCTTCAGCTCTGAATTTCCTGTTGCCCGTTACTTCGGCAACGAGATCCTGAGCCATGACGTCAAGGCTGCTGATCTCAGCCGCTTGAATGATGGCGCACCGCTGCTGTTCAATCACAACCCTGATCGCGTGATCGGTGTTGTTGAACGCGCCTATATCGATGGCAAGAAACGACGCGGTTACGCTCGAGTGCGGTTCAGCCGCAACCCATTCGCTCAGGAAGTCTTGAGCGATGTCAAGGATGGCGTTCTACGAAACGTCTCCTTTGGTTACTCCATCGACAAAATGGAGGAACGCGGCAGCGGCGACTTTGTTGCTACTGCCTGGTCTCCTTATGAGGTTTCGGTTGTGTCGGTGCCGGCTGATCCCGGCGTCGGCATTGGCCGAGCTCTTGAGGCCGAGTCCGCTGCTCCGGCAGCACCAACACCTGATCCCATTCCTGCAATGGAAAACACCACCACTGATCTGGCCGTGGTGCGGGCCGAAGCCGCTGAGGCTGAGCGCTCCCGCATCGCTGGCATTTCTGCACTGTGCGACAAGCACAACATGGCCGATCTCGGCCGCCAGCTGATCGAGTCTGGTCGTTCTATCGACGAGGCCCGCGCTGCTGTGCTCGACAAACTCGACATCAAACAGGAGCCTGTGACCATGAGCGCCGCTGAAATCGGCCTCACCGAGAAGGAGAGCCGCAGCTTCTCCTTCCTGCGTGCCATCAACTATCTCGCCAATCCCACCGATCGCTCGGCTCGTGATGCTGCTGCATTCGAGATCGAGGCATCTGATGCTGCTGCTGCCAAGCTCGGCCGTCAGTCCCGTGGCATCACCATCCCTCAGGATGTGCTGCGCCGTGATCTGACCGTTGGCGCTGCTACCGCTGGCGGCAACCTGGTGGCCACCGAGCTTGATGCTGGCAGCTTCATCGATCTGCTGCGCAATGCATCCGCTCTGGATCAAGCTGGCGCCACCGTGTTGACCGGCCTGACCGGCAATGTTGCCATCCCCCGCCAGTCCGGTGCTGGTACCGCTTACTGGGTGGCTGAATCCGGCTCGCCTACCGAGAGCCAGCAGACCGTGGATCAGGTCAGCCTGACCCCCAAGACTGTTGCGGCCTTCACCGACTACAGCCGTCGCCTGATGATCCAGTCCTCCATCGATGTGGAGAACATGGTGCGCAGCGATCTGGCCCGTGTGCTGGCACTCAAGATCGATCTGGCCGGTCTCTATGGCACTGGCTCCAACGGTGAGCCCCTTGGCCTGAAGCTGACCACCGGCATCGGCACCGAGAACTTCGCCGCTGCAATCCCCACCTTCGCTGAGGTGGTGGCACTGGAGAGCGACGTGGCAACCGCCAACGCACTGCTCGGCAGCCCCGTCTACCTGATGAACGCTGCAATGCGCGGCGGTCTGAAGACTAAGGCCAAGGACGCAGGTTCCGGTCTGTTCGTCATGGAAGGCAACGAGGTGAACGGCTACCGCGGTGTGCTGTCCAACCAAGTTGAATCTGGTGATCTGTGGTTCGGCAACTTCGCTGATCTGATCATCGGCTACTTCTCTGGCCTGGAT